GTAGGGCGGGTGGGAGAATCTCTGTGGGGAGATTCTCCCACCCGCCCGTTACCTATAGGTAAGAGTGTCCCACTCTTTTTTCGGATTTCTTCCTGGGACACTTTCGCTAGTGTGTAGAGCGTCTGCCGAGGAGGTTGTCATGGCTCAAAATGGTGGTGGTAAGGGTTGGAAGGAAGATCCTTCGTCGGGTGAGAAGGTGATGCCTGATCGGTGGGAGTCGTTTTTGGATTGGTTGTTGTTGGGGTTGGATCGGGTGCCGGCGACTCAGCGTGATTGGGCGGCTGAGAATGGGGTGCATGAGGATTCGTTGCGGCGGTGGAAGCGGGATGTGCGGTTTGTGCGTGAGTGGGACCGTCGGGCTGCTGAATTGAATGTTCATCCTGAGAGGACGCAGCGGGTGATCGATGCTTTGTTTGCGGCTGCTGCTGGTGGCGACATCAAGGCTGCTTCTTTGTATTTGCAATACATTGAGAAGTTTACGCCGAAGCGTCGAATCGTTGTCGATGATGAGCGTGATGCGTTGTCGTTGTCGGATGGTGATTTGGTGGCGGAAATTGAGGCGGAGTTGGCTGCGTTGAGGGTGTCTGATGTGGGATCCTGAGGATTCGGTTGATTGGTTTGACGGCGACGACGATGTGGTGTTATCGTGTGGGTTGGAAACTCCCGACGAATGCGAGGCTTGCCAATGAACTTTGTAGAGTGGATGCAGCATGGTATGGACAGTGGGTTCTGCTCTGATGGTGTGTGCGACACCCATGAGGGTTTGTGGGATGTTTTGTCGGAGGAGGAGCAGGAGGAGTGGGAGGAGGGTGGCGATCCGTGCATTGGTGTGGTGCGTATCTGGCCCCAGGAGCCTCCTGAGTAGCGGTGGGGCAGGCGGGTGACGTTTCCAAGGTACTCATGGCTGTGGCTGCTCTTGTTGCTGCTGTGGGGGGCTTTGTGGTGGCTGTGTGGGGAGGTTCGTCAGAGTCCTCGCAGGTTCCTGCCGTTATCATAATCAGGGGGTCTGTGTTGCCTGAGGATGATTTGACTGATTCTGAGAGGGATCGGGAATGGGTGTGGGATGAGCCGGCTGGGTGAGTTGCGTCAGGAGGCTGCGTGGCGGCGATGTCAGCATGATGAGAAACATTTTTTGGAGAAGTATTGGCATATAGCGCATCCTGCCAGGGGTCGTATTTTGTTTCTTTTGCGTGAGGCTCAGTCTGCTGCGTTGGATCATTGGGTTGAGGATCGTTACAGTTTGACGTTGAAGGCGCGTCAGGTTGGTTGGACGACGTTGGTTGCTGCTCACCAGTTTTGGTTGGCGTTCTTTCATCCTGATCAGAACATTATTGATTTGTCGCGCACGGAGCGTGAGGCGGTGTTGTTGTTGAAGAAGACGAAGTATGGGGCTTCGCATTTGCCGCGGTGGATGGTGGAGCGGGGGCCGAAGTCGCTGGTCGAACACCAGCAACGCATGGTGTTCGACAACGGGTCGCAGATTACGTCGATGCCGTCTGCGTCAGACCCGGCTCGGGGGGAATCTGCGACGTTGGTGGTGGTGGATGAGTGGGCGTTTTTGCCGAATCCTGAGGAGGCGTGGTCGTCGATTGAGCCGGTGGCGGATGTGGGTGGTCGGATTATTGGGTTGTCGACGGCGAATGGGTCGGGTAATTTTTTTCATCAGTTGTGGGTGGGGGCTTCTACGGGGGCGAACAATTTTGTGCCGATGTTTTTTCCGTGGTCTGCTTCGGAGGATCGGGGTAAGGAGTGGTATGAGTCGAAGCAGGAGGCGATGTTGCCTTGGCAGTTGGCTCAGGAGTATCCGTCTTCTGCGGAGGAGGCGTTTGTGAAGTCGGGGAATCCTGTGTTTGATTTGGATGTGTTGTCGGAGTTGGCTTTGGCGGTGCGTTCTGGTCAGGTGGGGTATTTGTATCGGGTTGCTCCGAGGGCGGTGGAGTTTCGTGTTTGAGGTTTGGTGTGAGCCGCAGGCGCAGCATGGGTATGTGTTGGGGGTTGATACGTCTGAGGGGTTGGGGCATGGCGATTATTCGTGTGTCCAGGTGTTGGATTTGAACACGGGGGAGCAGGCGGCGGTTTGGCATGGGCATATTCCGCCTGATGAGTTGGCGGATGAGGTGTTGTCGATTGGGTTGTGGTATCGGGATGCGTTGTGTTGTGTGGAGTCGAATAATCATGGTTTGACGACGTTGACGGTGTTGCGTCAGTTGGGGTATCCGAATCTGTTTAGGAAGCGGACGTTGAATCAGGCGACGTCGAAGGTGTCGCAGGAGTTTGGGTGGAAGACGACTCGGACGTCGAAGCCGTTGTTGATTGATGATTTGGGTACGGCGTTGAGGGTGGGGGAGTTGACGCTGTTTGATGAGCATACGTTTGCGGAGTTGCGGACGTTTACTCGGAATGAGCGGGGGTCGATGTCGGGTTCGCCGTTTGATGATCGTGTCATTGCGTTGGCTTTGGCGAATCAGATGCGGAAGTATGCGTATGCGCCTGAGTTTGTTCAGAAGGTCGACGATTACTGGACTGTCGACTGGTTCAAGCGGTTGGCGTTGCATGAGGAGGTCGGGGAGGATCCGTTGAGGATCGGGAGTAATTCGGTGCGTGGGACACGCCGTCTAGGTTTATAGGCAATGTTCATTTTGAGAAGGAGTGGCCTGCATGGCTAAGAATTTTGTTTCGCATACGAACGGTACGGAAACGATTGATGGCGCTACGGGTCAGAACAATCGTTTGGAGCGTGGCGCTTCGGTGGTGAAGAATCCGATCTGGAAGCCTGGTGGCCCGCAGTCGCCTAAGCAGCGGCAGTCTGATCCGAAGTATGTGAATCAGACCAACGACGAGGGTGCTGTTTCGCCGCGGAAAACGCCGAAGAATCAGCATGGCACATCGGGCAAGATTGAGCCGTTGGCTACGCAGCCGAATCTACGCGGCCACAACGCCGGTTGATTATGGCGGTTCTACCGCCCGAAGCATTGTTCGCGGAGTTCGTGGCGTACACGCGGGGGTTGCGAGGCGACGTCGACGACGCCGAGTTGCAGGATCTGTGGCTTTGGCGTCAGAAGTTGTTGACTGTCAAGATCAATGCTGGTACGGGTATACAGTCGCTGTTGCCCGACGACGAGCAGGGTTTGACCAACAGGGAGCGTGAGCAGAAAACGTTTGCTGAGGCGACGGCGCAGGGTCGCAACATTGAGAAACTTCCTGAGAAGGCGACGTTCTGATGGCTAAGAAGACGCGTGCCGAGTTGCATGAGACGTATCAGGAGCGGTTGAATACGTCGCGTCGTTGGCGTGAGGAAGAACNGTACGATGATACTTGGCGGCGGATGAGAGATTTGTATCGGGGGAAGCATTGGCCGATGACGACGATGGCGCAACGCGATTTGATTGCGGTCAATTTGGCGTTTTCGACGATCAATGTCATAGCGCCTTCTGTTGCTGTGAACCATCCGAAGATCGTGGTGTCAGCAACTATGCCGGCGAATGAGCAGCGTGCAGCCCAGGTGGAGGCTGTTGCCAATTATCTGTGGCGGCATCACGATTTTCGTGCGCCGTTTCGCCGCGCTGTCAAAGACTTTCTGATCTTTGGGCATGGGTGGATAAAGGTGGGTTGGCGTTTCTTGGAGCAGGAGCGGCTTCTCAGCATGTCGGAACGTACCGATATGTATGAGCAGGCGCAGTCTGAGGTTGATTTGTTTGCCGGCGAGATGCCTGATCTGGCGGATTCGTTGCCGACGAACGAGGAGGTTCTGGCGAACCTTCCTGATACGAAGATGTCGATTGTGGAGGATCAGCCGTTTGCGGAGCGTGTGTCGCCGTTTGATGTGTTTGTTGATCCTGAGGCGACTTGCATCGATGACATGGTGTGGGTTGCTCAACGTATCGTGCGGCCCTTGGAGGATGCTCAGAAGGACAGGCGGTACAAGCCTTCGGTGAGGAAGCGGTTGACGGCTGATGCTGGGGTGAACCCGAAGTATTCGGATGCGTTTGACGATGACCATGACTGGGATCGTTTGGAGGAGCGTGTCACCATTTGGGAATACTACGATGTGACTGAGAACACGATGGCTATCTTTGCGGAGGAAAGCGACGAGTTCCTGGTTGATCCTGTTCCGATGCCGTATGCGTATGGGCAGCCGTTTGTTATGATTCGCAATTATGATGTTCCTGATTTCTTTTATCCGATTGGCGACCTGGAATCCATTGAGTCGTTGCAGTTGGAGTTGGACAAGACGCGTTCGCAGTTGATGAATGACAGGAAGCGGTATGCCCGCAAGTACCTGTACCATGAACGCAGTTTCGGCCCTGAGGGTCGGCAGGCGCTGGAATCGGATATGGACGGCCAGTTCGTTCCTGTTGTAGATGAGAACAAATCGTTGCATGAAATGGTTGTTCCGCTGCCGCAGGTGCCAATTTCGCCCGAGATTTACGATTACAGCGCCACGATCGAAGATGACATCAACACGGTTAGTGGTATCTCGGAGTATGCGCGTGGCGCTATGCCTGAGATTCGGCGTACTGCGACGGAGGCGTCGATTATCGCTGACGCGCAGAATGCGCGTGCTGCCGACAAGTTGGCAACTGTTGAGTTGTCGATTGGTGAGATTGCCCGTCGTGTCATCCAGTTGATGCAGCAATACATGACGGGGCAGCAGGTGGCTCGCATTATTGAAACTGGGGGGGAAGAAATCTTTATTGAATACACGCGCGATGATATTGCCGGCGAGTATGATTTCTCCATTGAGGCCGGTTCAACGCAGCCGATGAATGATACGATTCGTAAGCAGCAGGCGATCAGTTTGCTGAATGCGGTGGCCCCGTTGATTGGCACTGTCGTTGATCCTGCAGCGATAGCGGTCCATATTTTGGAGACAGGGTTTGGTATCAAGGATCCGCAAAAGTTTATGATTCAGCAGCAGCAGGCTGCGCCGCCGCCCTCTGGGGCTGATGCTGGCGCGCCTCCTGAGGGCGCCCCTCTGGCGCCCCCGCCGCCCCCTGGTCCCCCCCTGGGTGGTGGCGGTGCGCCTGTTCCTTCGGATGTGTTCGCGCCGACGGGGGGCATTCCGCCAGAGTTGCTGGCGCAGTTGCAGGGCCAGATGGGTTTGGAACTCCCGTCGCTCTAGTGGGACACTCTTTTCGTATATGTAGAGCAACCGTTCGCGGACTCTGAGGAGGCGAGATGCCAGAAGACAACGAATTGTCAGGATCCACACAGGTGGACAATCTGAGCGGTTCAGCAGAAGTAGGGACGGAACCTGGAGGTTCGCACACTGTCAAGATTGATGGTGCGGAACATCAGGTCAGCCTGAACGAACTTCGTGATGGTTACCAACGTCAGGCGGATTACACCCGTAAGACACAGGACTTGGCAACCGAGCGTCAGCGTTTACAGCAAGCAGAGACTATTGTGGCAGCCTTGGAGGCTGATCCTGCGAACACTCTGCAGGCTTTATCAACTGCTTTCGGGATCGATGCGGATACCCAGGCAGCCCCGAACACGGATTTAGAACCGTGGGAGGAAGGCTACCAGGATCCGAACGAACACCGATTAGCGAAGATCGAAGCCACGTTGGATCGTCAGGCGCAAGTAGACAGACAACAGGTGTTGCAAGGTGAAGTTATGGCGCTGAAGCAGCAGTTTGGTGATTTCGACGCTCAGGCGTTGTATCAGCATGCTCTGCGGAACAAGATTCCGAATCTGTCGGCCGCTTTTACTCATATGCACTTTGGTGAGGTTGCCGCCGCTGCACAGCGACTGCAGGCTGATCAGAGTGTTACCCAAGCGAAACGTAACGGTGTTCCCGTGGCGGGTGGTAATTCCACTCAGTCGGGGGCTGTCGTTAGTGGAGCCGATGTGCGTAAAAAGGTTTCGTCGATTCGGGAAGCGTTCAACCTTGCCAAGCAACAGCACGGATAATAGAGCGAGGTGAGAATACTTTATGGCTGGTAACAGCAATTTTGACGAGATTCTCTCCACTACGCTGAAAAACTATATTCCGAAGTTGACTGACAACATCTTCTCAGCGCGTCCCCTTTTCTATGCGTTGACGAACGGTCAGACAATTCGGCGTATCAGCGGTGGATCGAATATCGTAGTGCCGATCATTTATGGCACGAACAGCACTGCTGCTTCGTACAGCGGAACCGACACTATTGCGATCACGGCTCAGACAGGCATTTCTGCCGCTGAGTACGATTGGAAGCAGTACGCGGTTACGGTGACGATCAGCGGCATCGAAGAAGCCAAGAACAATGGTGAGGCTCAGATCATCGACCTGCTGGAAGGCAAAATCTTCCAGGCTCAGGAGACGGTCATTGAGAACATGAACACCATGTTTTGGGCAGACGGAACGGGTAACAGCAGCAAGGACTGGATTGGTCTGGACCTGATTGTTGGCAAGCCCAATACGTCACTCGGTGGGATTGACCCGACTGGTTCGGGCAACTCCTGGTGGAAGTCAACGGAAACAGATCAGGCCGCTGTCTTGGCTTTGAAGTCGATGGCAAACGTCTACAACACTGTTTCGGTCGGCAACGATCAGCCCACCATCATCATCACGACCCAGGCGGCTTACGAGTCGTATGAGGCGCTTCTGACAAGCAACATTCGTTACACCGACACTGATGTCGCGGATGCTGGCTTCCAGAACCTCATGTTCAAGGGTGCCCCGACCACATTCGATGGCGGTTGCACTGCGGGCGAGATGATGTTCCTGAACACTAAGTACCTGCAGTTGGTAGCACATAGCGATGTCTGGTTCAAGCCGACACCGTTCGTGCGTCCCACCAACCAGGACGCGGTCTTCTCGCAGTTGCTGTCTTACGGCAACTTGACTTGCAGCAACCGCGCTCGGCAGGGTTACCTGTTCGGTATCACCAACGGTTAATCCCCTTTAGGATAGGCGGGGCCACCGTTGGAGGCCATTCGGTGGTCCCCGCCTTATCCGCGGAGACATAATGGCTAGAGAACTTGCGATAGGTTACGGCACGAATCGGCGCCCCTACGGGGAACCGAAAGACGGCTTTCGGAACGCAACTCCGAAAGAGCATGCCATAGCACGATCCCGTAATGTTCAGCCAGTGCATCCGATTGAGGACGAACTACCAGAAGCGGGTTGTGCCGCAACGACAGTTTCGGGGCAGCCCTGCAAGGCTCATCCGAGGGTGGGGGAAAATCTTTGCGCGTTTCATAAGGAGTAACGGTGAACATTCTGGAGATGCGGAACTATGTTCGTTCCGTCGTCGACATCGACGATGAGGACATCTCTGACGATGTTCTGAACCGTTTCCTGGGCGAAGGCTATGACACGATCGTCTACAACGAGAAGCGTTGGCCCTTCTACGAAGTTGAAACGACATTTTCGACAGTTGCGGATCAGAAGGATTACACGATTGCCGAAGTGGGGACATCCGTTACGAACGGGTTGCGTGAGATCAATGCGTTGCGGACAGACAACCATGTGTTGACCTTTGTCGGTCGCGACGAGGGCGATGTGGTGTATCCGCTGGAATCGGACAGCACGGGNGANCCCTGGTGGTGGTCGTACTGGGCGGAAGCCGTCAGACTGTATCCGACTCCTACTGGTGTAACGTCGGTTACGGTGCGGGGTTACAAGAATCCGACAGCGTTTGGGGCGGGATCAGCGGACACTGTGTCGCCATCGGATCTGCCTGATCCGTTCCATATCGTGATCGCTACATACGGGTTGGGGCGGGCCTATGAGCAGCAGGAAGATCCTGAGATGGGTCGGCAATACTTTTCGCTGTTCAACCAGGAGTTCGATAGTCTGAAGGCCCGTTTTGCAGATATGCCGGCGCCGCAGCCTGTGCTGTTGAACAGCCGTAATGCGTCTCGGTGGCGTTCGCAGGTGATTCTTCCGAATCGTCTGCGGTACGGCTGGGAGTAGCGATGCCGCGTGCCTTCAAATTAGAGGCTCTGGAATCTTTTTCTGGNGGGCTGAATCTGCGCGCTGACCAGTTCAACCTGGGCAGCACNGAATCTCCCGACATGCTGAANGTGACCGTCGACCCGCGTGGTGGTATTGCCATGCGGAAGGGTGTCAGTAGGCGCAACGTGACGGCCCTGGGGGCCGATGTGAAGGGTATGTGGGGGTTCCACACCGATTCGGGCACGAACCAGTTGATGGTCAATCACGGGACGGTTGTGGCGTATTCTGCGTCAGGGAACTTTACGGCTTTGACGAACATCACTGCCCGTACTGCCGGCTCGCGTGTGTACGGGGTGACATTCAATAATGTGGCCTACGGAGTGTCATACGATAAACCATCGTTCAAGTGGGATGGTTCAACGGATGCCGATTTGGGCACAACGTGGGATGCGGCAGGTCACATGCCGAAAGCCCAATACATTGCTGTGTGGAACAATTTCGTTTGGTTGGGGGGAACCTATGAGGGGTCAGCATCCAAGTATCGGGTGCGTTGGTCGAACATC